CAGGATTACCACCTTGCTGTCCGCAATTAGCGTTTAATTGGTCGACTAGTTGATTTAGTTGTGCAATGTCTTCTTCTGGTCCCTTATCTTGATTTGGATTATGGACTGGATCAGTAGTAGGTCCAGGCGGTGCCGGAGTTGGAGGAACAGGTTGATCAATTGTAGCTAACTTGCCCGGATCAACATAAGCATATCCACCTTTGTCAATAATTTCTAAACCTGATGCACGAATCTTATCTCCGTCTGCTACGCTTTCTGCAGGACCGCCAGGTTGCATCCATTTAAATGGATACCCAGTTGCTTGTCCTTTAAATGCATCTTCACCTGCTTGTCCATAAAAGATTTGACCAGTCTTTGGATCAATAGCAAGTCCTAAACGAGGAATTTGTTGTAATGGAGTGCTAGCTAGTTTTTTAACATACGCTATTGATTGTTCTTTTCTATCCTGTGCTTGATTAGCTTGATAGTCGATACGTCCAGCAGGTGCGTCTGCTTCAATTAAATCCATTTTGGCAATTAAATCTTTTAAATTCATTTTCTTTTCCTATTAGCTAGCACACGTTCGGCAATTTGTTGGCTATACATGCGGATGCGCTGTTCGCGAATTGCCTCTTCTTCGGCTTCTTCCTCTTCAACTGTTTCCATATAATTACGCATCAATGAAGGGCGCTTAACAGTTTCTTCTTTGGGCTTTTGATAATGTTGCATGGCCATCTGCACAGGCAAAGAAACTTTGTGTGGAGTTGTTCCTTCTTGCAATACTTGGACACTTGCATTTTTATCTACAATAGATAAAAATTTAGCCATGTCATTAGCGCCTACTACAGGCTTTGTAGCAACACTATCGACAGCCTGTAATATGCGCTTCATGTCCATGGAATTATCCTAGCAAATGTTTTGTCAATTCTTTAAGACGACTAACTTCAGCTGACTCTGCTAATACTGGTGCAGTAGTTTCTACGCTTTCTTTAGCGGCATTTTTCCACATAGCGGCAGCGGCAATCTTCTTGCCTTTCTCGCCACCACCAGCGGCTTGTGCTACTTTGTCAAAACTCTTGCCTGGCTTACCAATGTCACCACCTGATTTAGCTTTTTTAACTAGACTAGACTTTTCACCTTTGCTTAGTCCTGCGCTTGGCTTACCTTCTTTTAAACTTTCGTCTAAGCCTAGATGAAAAGCCAATCTATCAGCAATAAATTCACTGGCGTCAGCATCATAGTTTCTTATTTCACCATTGGTGAAGTAATAATCCCATAAAGCGTCTTGGAGATCACTATCTAATTCACCGCCTGCTTTGAAATGCTCCACTTCTTTGGGATAGTGGCTCAGCAAGCGGTCCAAATTTTCGCTGATTCTTTGTTTTGTGCTTTCATCATATTTGTTATATTTGGCTTTAACAGGTTCCAAACTCTTGCCTTCTTTACCAGCTTTGGCAAGAGCCTTCATACCTTCTTTACCATACTTCATAACACCTTTAGCGGCACGACTCATTACTTTTTCTTCAGCTTCTTTGAATGGTTTGCCTGCTTTGGCAGCGGCCTTAGCACGTGAACCCCATACTTCGTCTTTGTCGCTTTCTACTTTGCCATCACCGTCATAATCTTTACCAGCTTTTTTCTTAGCTTCACCTAGTTCATGTTCTGTCTTCTTAACTTTCTTATCGTTATCTCTGACAGCTTTTTTCATGGTTTCTTTTTTGTTACCATCTTTGTCCATGTCTAAAAAATCTGGTTTAGCGGCTTCTTGCATTGGAGCAGTTAATGTTGGAGTTCCGATAACACACTCATACGCGGCACCGTGATTAACGTGTGGGTGAGTGTGCATACACTTTCCGCTAGCATCGTGACTAATACTACCACCTGACTCTTCGCAAGCCTCTTTATGGTGCATAGCCATTTCTAAGTTACCTGCTTTATGATGCTTGGCGTATTCAACAGCATGGATATGAGCTTTTTGACCAGCAGTCATTTTAGCTTCGTCCATTTTTTTCTTCTTAGCACGTAGAGTAGCTAGGTCGCTGGCTTCAATTTTACCATCATGATCTGCATCAATCTTTTCTTGTTTACCTGGAAGATCTTTTTTAGCTTCGTTAGTTGTTTTAACTCCGCCTTTCATGATAGTCTGTTTGCCTGGATTAGCTTTACCCCATGCTTTAGATTCTTTCTCATCAGCTTTGTCCATAGCCTTCTCGTCTTTCTTTTCAGCGGCTGAACGTGATTTAACTTTGCTAGCTACTTCGGCGTGTGGCTCATCTGTAAAACGATCTGGATTGTGTGAATGACGTAGGCCAGTTTTAGTGCGAGTAATTGTTCCACCGGTTGATGACTTTTCTTCGTCGACTTTTTGTGCTTGAGCTTTCTTTAACTCTTTCATTTTGGCTTTAGCTTCATTTAAACGATTTTCTAAAGCAACACGTTGTCCTTCGCTAAGTTGAGGATTTTTTAATACGTTTGTGAATTCGTTAAATTTAGTTTCGTAACCTAAGTAGTGGTAAACGCTAGCTAGAGCATCTGATGCTTTAGCAATTTTTTCTTGAACCCAAGGCTCCAACGCTACGTTTTCTTGTAGTTGTTCGCTCAACTTTGTTGAGTAACTTGCTGATTTTAGCAAGCTAGCAATGGCCTTAGTGGTTGAATTATTCTGCATGGTAAACTCCGTTATCTTTATGTATTTATGCTCGTTTAATACTTCCGCCTGTCAATAGATTGGCGTTCATGTCCAAAGCATTTTTAGCTGTGCCGTCTTTATTCTTGGGTGTTTTAGGCGGTTTTTTATTAGAATATACTGCACCAACACCTACATTGCCTGCGCCTGTAGCACCAGCACTTACTGATTCTTCTAACTCGCTAGTGGCTACTACTTCGGCAACTGTAGTTAAATGATCATTAGCTGTGGTGATATAACTGTATTCCCAGGTGTCAAGTTGACGACCTTGTTGTAGCATGTTATAAATCTTTTTAACATTGCTAGCGATGTTTTTAAGTTCACCCATGGCCATTTCGTCCATATGCTCACCTTGATCATGATCTTCTGCTACATTTTGTTTTAATCTGTGTTTGATACTATTAATACGCTGTGCTAGACCATGATGTTTGGTATACACACTATGATCATCGCTATATTGATAGTAAGGATCAAATTGAGCTTCTAAATGTCCTAATTCTTGTTCTAATTTGTGTCTTTCTTCGTGACTTAATTCTTTAGGCGTTGGAGCAGGCATACTAAGACGGCGTCCACGTTCTTCGGCATCTTTACGACGTAATTCGTCATGTTCCGGATCACCGTGAACTCTTAGATTTTTAAACTTAGGATTATTCTTTTGTAAATCTTTAAAGAAATTGACCATGTCATTTTCATTTACTAGTTCGTGTGTTTTCATTTTTTAATTCCTCTAAAACCTGTGCCTACAGCACGTTCTCCGTTCATAAACTTAGGTAAACTAAACCACAACTTGAACCATTCTTCTGTTCCGGGTTGTATGTTTTGCTCACGCATAATCTTTGCTTTTTCATTTCCAGTTACGCTTATATTACTACCACCGTAGGCTTGCAGACCTTTAAACTCGTTAATGCCTGCTAACTTTTTAATATAAGCTAATTCGTCCATTATATTCCGTATTGATTCTTTTTAATTTTAGCTACTGGGCTAACTTTATGTGTCCCATCAGGCTCTTCGCTTTTGTTTGAAGTTAATTTATTGCCCTTATAACCTAATTCTTTTTTACTTTTATCAATAATTTTTTGTTCGGCATCAGTGTATGCGTATAATGACATTTGATTGGCACTGGCACTTTGCTTAGACATATCCTGATCTTCAGGGCTTCCAGCCATGTGAATACCAAGTCTATACATATTATAATACCAACCTGGAAGCTCTGGAATAGTATTCCATCCTTTTATAGCCGCTTTGTGATGAGGATGCAAAGTTCCCTTGCCGCCGGTCTTTTCTCCACTACCGCCGTAGGCGTCTGTTCCTGTGTCACCACCGGCATCTTCTTTAAGGACAAATTCTTTAGCTCTCATTATATTCCGTGTTGGTTTTTAGGATGACGTGCTACAGGACTTATTTTATGAGTATCTTCTGGCTCTACACTTTTACTCCAAGGTAACACTTGGTGATACTCTGTTGGTATAACTTTGCGAACCTGTTGATACATGTTATGTTCTTCTTCAGTATAGGGATGTTGTGTCCAAAATTTTCCCATCCAACTTTCACTGTCAATTTTGATAGGTTCTTTAGAGCCATCAGCTGATGCTAGAGCCATTCCGGTTCGCATTTGGTGATAACTAGGATACCACCCGCCAGGATCGCGGACCTTGGCTATACCCTGATGAACAGCCGCATGGTGTTCATGATGTTTGCCGATCCCTTCTTTAATGAATTCTTTAGCTCTCATTATATTCCGTATTGATTCTTTTTAGGTTTAGCAACAGGACTAACAGTGTATGTATCACGTGCTTCGTCACTAATACCATCACTTAATTTTGTAATTGCGCCAGCGTTCATAGTCTTTGCCGCTGCCTTAACCTTGTCTAATTCTGCATCGGTGTAGGCAGTAATTAATGGATCACCGCTCATGGCACCTGCTGGCGGCATATCAGGATTGGCCATAGCAAGGCCAAATCTATACTGCATGTATGGGCTTCCGTTAGCCTTGTTCATACTAATATTAGGAACACTCATTGCGTTTTTAATTGCAGACAGTTGTGAATGATGAAGTTTTTCACCACCTTTACCAGCCCAAGGCACATCCTCTGCTAGTTGTTTACGCATAAATTCTTGTGCTCGCATTTCTCTTATCCTATTATTAGTATATTTAACTGAATGCTCTTCTATACTAGTATTACCCCAGTTACCGCCCCAACTAGTTTGCATGCCAGGTTGATTTTGCCCTAGCGTTTCAGCAGTAGCTTTTTCTTTTTTAACTTTTTTAACTTTTTCAGGATGCGCACCTACTGCGGCAACTACGGTGTCAAAATAATGTTTTCCATTTACTTCTAAGTTAGGATCTGTTCCAGCGGCTTGATAAAACGAATCCATATCACCGGCGCGAGCGGCAGTTCTTAATGCTGTTGCACTACTAACACGTGGACTTGGAACATGAATAATTTTAGCAAAATTAAAGTAACCGTGATTGCTTTCTTTGCCGTTATAGTCATTTAATAGTTTTCCACTCCATGCCCAATCAGTGTCGTCAGTAACATAGGCAATAGTTGCGCCATCACCTACTTCTTTATAAATTCTAGCGGCTAGTGTAACAATACTTGTTTCACCTAGTATATGGCCTGCAACATCAGGATCAATTGCAGTCATCCAAGCAGTCTTGGTATTAAAATCTAAAGGGTCATTGGGACCAATTGTTCCGGGATTTGTTCCTATATACCAATGTTGACCAGCGTGTTTAACTGCTTCCCATACTTTAGCATGCCCTTGGTGTGGGGGATTAAAGCGCCCGAAGCAAAATGCTACGGTTGCCTTGTGGTGCGTTGCTTCGAATAACTCTCTTAAATTCATTTTGCTATCCCAGGTGCCCAGCTTGTAGGAACAATTTTGATGTTACCATATTTATGCTGTTTCTGAGCATAACGAACATGTCCTTCGCCATGCGTGTCCCAAATTTCTTTACGAGGCTGTGACTGAATGGCAGCATCTACAGTGTCTTTCATATTGCGTATACCTTTAATTAAAAAGAATATAGCATCAAGCCCACCGGGGTGTGCTTGCGTCATAGCAATAATATGTTGTTGTTTCTTGGCACTAACGCCTTTCTTAGTCATCCAATCAGTAAATGTGCTACCTGAAATGGAATTAAAATCTTGTTTGCCTGTAGCGTGTAAATTGCTCATTTGATTAAAGAAAGGATAAAATATTCCGTTCTTATCTGGATCAGGCAAGCTATTCATAAAGCCATCGATAACTGAGGCATGCTGATTTGTGTATTCAATCATGCTGTCAACTGCGCTTGTATCTATAGCAGGTGCTTCATCTGTATATATAGGACCCTGAACAATAAGGTTAGCTGTTTGATTGAACTCACTAAAATCATCTTTAGGCACTTGGTCTCTATCGGCTGCACCAAATGAAGGAAATGTAGCATGTCCTACTACCATAACTTGTGCGGCTGATATTCGTTTACCTAACTCACTGGCCGCATCCACGTGATATGTTGTGTGCGAAAGTGGGTTAGGACTAAATTCCCACACGCCTGCTGGGTATTCTTCGCTAGGAGGTGTTAGTCTTTTAGGATTTGCAGGCTCAACTCCAAACAAATTATCAGCATACACAAACCCTACAAAGTCTTTAGGAGTAGCGGCATCGAATAAAGGATATAAATTTGCAAAGTTTGTGGCAAAATGATTGCGTTTTTCTTGTTCTTCAGGAGTCTTTACCTTACCGCTTTGATTGGCAATGAAATCATATACATCATGTGCGTTAGCAGACTTAACACCACGTGCCCATTGATTATGTCCTGCCAAAATTAAAGGACCGTTTTTAGTATCACGGCCCCAATATACTTGAGGATTTCCATCCCACTTACGTCTTACTGTAGTTCTGCCTGGCTTTTCTTCGGCAATTTCTTTAAAATGCTGTAGTGCTTCTAGTGTGCCAGCGGATCCTTTAAAAAATACCAAATGCTCTGGATGATTAAATGGTCGCCCGTAGCGTTCCATTGAATCGTCTTCAACAGGTGCTTTTGCTTCACTATAAAAGAGCTCCCTTAGTAACACAATTAATCCTTATACTTGCCTTCGGCGTGATGTTTTTTAAAATCTTCATGTAACTTATCACATACTTCTGCAAATAATTCTTCATCGAGATTGTCTGGCAATTCACGTATGGGAAATTTTTTAATGTAGTTTTTGTAACTTTCTTTTACAGCATCTGCAAATATTTTAGGACTAATTGATTTTTTAGCTTCTAGTCTATCTAGACATTTAGCTACTGATGGGAATACATGACGACGGTATGTATCATCATCGTCATGCATAAAAAATGCTAAATCTTCAACAAGCTCGTAGTCGATTTTGTTTTCGCCATTTTCGGCCTTTGAAACAAATTTTGCATCATCAAAATGTCTATTTTCTAATAATTCTCTTATACGCATTTTTAAGCCCTGAATTGTATAGTCGCAAGTATGCATTGCGGATATACTATTTATCGGAATTGTTATGCTTTGTCAGCTGGCTTGACAATGCGTTCTATCTTGCTTATAGAACCGCCTAGATGCATTTTAGCCATGAGTAACACATTGTCGCCTTTAACGTAGAAATGTGTTCCGCCCCAACTGCGAGGTTTATTAAGATCTTTAACGCAACTCTTAGTTAGTCTTAGTTTGTTAATCGTTTCAGCCCATTCTATAAATTCAGGATGGCTCTTGGTTGTTTTACCTAGTGTAATCCTGTAGTCAAATGGCATTTTAGGCATAATAACGGTGCCTTCTTCGAGCACAGCCGAAGTGTCCGGTGAACTAACATATTTTACATTGTCTTTAGATAACTTGATTATCGAATTAACATCTTTAATATCATTAGTGTAAATGCTAATCCACGGACTTTCTACTCTAATATCGAACTCTTTCATTTTAGAGATAGTAGTAGCGAGCTTAATTGAATAGTCTAATTCTGGTTGAGATTTTATTTTATTAGTAACTTTGTAGCCAGAATTAGTAGTAAACATGGTTTTATTAACATCAATGTGCTGTAATTGATGTAGTGTTCCTGCCATATCTCCGCTACGAAACAAATACGCACTACTACATACCAGCACAATCTTGTGCTGGTATTTTCCTCTAAATAAACTTTTAGTTGTCTTGTAAAACATCTATCTTGTTTTCAATAGTTAGTAATGGAGTCTTTGGAACTTTAGGTTTAGTAATTAATGATATTTTATCACTATCTACACTAATAGTCAACCATCCTCCGTTCTTAAGATCGCCAAACAGCATTAATCTTGCAAGGTCTTTTTTAATGTCCTTATCGATAACACGTTGTAATGGACGAGCACCCATTTTGCTATCGAATCCTTTTTCAAGTAGCCAATTAACAGCTTCTTTGTCGATTTTAATTCGAATACCTTTGTCTTTAACTTGGTCTTTAAGTTGATCAACAAACTTGTTAACAATTTTAATCATTGTTTCTTTACCTAGTTTGTTGAAGGTAACAACACCATCTAGACGATTGCGGAACTCCGGAGTTAAGAACTTTTTCAAGTCTGCATCGCTATAGTCTTTATCTTGCTTACCAAATCCAATGGCGTTCTTTTCAGCTGAACTGGCACCAGCATTGGTAGTAAGGATAAGAATAATATTACGGCAGTCTGCTTTCTTGCCATTGCTTCCAGTAATAAATCCGTTGTCCATTAGTTGCAACAACACTGTCACTACATCCGGGTGTGCTTTTTCAACTTCATCCAACAGCAACACTGCATTTGGTGCTTCCTGAACCTGTGTAATCAGTTGGCCCGCATCTTCCTCAAAGCCAACGTAACCTGGAGGGCTACCAATCAACTTGCTGATGCTGTGTTTTTCTTGATATTCACTCATATCAAAACGTAGTAACTTAACACCTAAGTGTTTGGCTAAACTCTTAGCAGTTTCAGTCTTACCAGTTCCTGTTGGACCCATGAATACAAACGATCCAATTGGCTTGTTAGGACTCTTAAGACCGGCTTGTGCTACAAAGATTTTGTCAACAATTTCTTGAATAGCTACATCTTGTCCATAAACTTCTTCTTCAATTCGATTTTGTAGAGTAGCTAGATTTTCACTTTCTGCTTCGGCCACTTGCTCTTCTGGCATATTGACCATTTTAGCAAGTTCAAACTGAATTTCACGTTCGCCGATAATTCTTTCATCGGCTAGTTTTAAATTAAAGCGACTACATGCTACGTCAATTAGGTCAATGGCTTTATCTGGTAATTTCTTATCACTTTGATACTTAACACTTAGTTTGATAGCCGCTTGCAGTGCATCATCACGAATTTTAACATTATGGAACCCTTCATAGTATTTTTTAATACCTTTAAGAATCTGTAATGTCATTTCTTCAGTAGGCTCGTCAACAGTAATACGTTGGAAACGGCGCATCAGGGCACGATCCTTTTCAAAGTGCTTACGATACTCTTCCCAAGTAGTTGATGCAACTACCTTAATGTTTCCTTTGCTTAGAGCAGGTTTCATCATGTTAGAAAGATCGTTTGCGCCATTGCTTGCTGATCCAGCACCACTAATCATGTGGGCTTCGTCGATGAACAAGACAGTCTTGCCTTTCTTAGCAAGTCCTTTAAGAACAAGTTTAAAACGTTCTTCAAAGTCTCCTCGATATTTGCTACCGGCTAACATAGCACTGATGTCTAAATTAAACACCGTGTATTCCTTGAGGAAATCTGGAACTGCGCCCTTAACTATGTTGTAGGCAAGACCTTCGGCTATGGCCGTCTTTCCCACACCAGGATCTCCAACAAGGATTACATTGTTTTTACTACGACGGCCCAATGCTAGGCTGATATTTTCAAGTTCATCAATGCGTCCAATAACTGGGTCAATCTTATTCTTTTTAACTGAATCATTTAAGTTTGTAGTGTATGCGGCTAGTGCCTTTAATCCTGCACTGTCTTGTTGACCTTCTTCTACTTCTTCGGAGTTGCTATTAATATAGTCTGAAAACTTATCTTTGTCAATATTAGCTTGTTGAATATAAAAATTAGCCCATGACTTCTTCTCACCCATCATTGCAAGGAACACATCTGTAGGTTCAATCCGTTGACGACCATTGAACAATACCTGTGTAAAGGCACGATTTAAAATACGTTCAACTGACTGTGTTTTTTTAGGTTTAACTACAACATCTTCAATAGTAATTTCTTTACTTTTGTTATAAACGTAATCATAGAGATTGCCCTTTAACCCACCTGCATCGGCGCCGTAACCCGAGATACATTTACTAAAACTTTCTTCTTCAAGCATAGCTAACAACAAGTGTTCTATTGTTAGATATTCGTGATGTAATTTCTTTGCCGTTTCGATTGCACGTTCAAAGACTGCTTGTAAGTTATCACTTGGTTCGACCATCATACATCCTTATGTTAATATGTGTTGCTAGTATACAGCAATTTAATTTTTATTTAAATTATTTTGGTAACTTATTAATAATATCATTTAATCTTTTTAATTCGTTGAGAATATTTTGGTCGTTTATAATTGGAGTTCTAAGATTAACAACTGTTACAAATCTTCCAACTCGCCCAGTGTGGACGTTTTTAAAACCTTGGCCATGTGAAGCAAATTCAGTTCCTGCTTCTACGCCTGCTCGTATTTCTAATTCTAATTCTTGATTAGCTATATTACGAATTTTCTTTTTGCAACCAATCATAGCTTCGATCGGGGTAATGTGTATAGTAGTATATAAATCATCTCCTTCTCGTCGATAATTAGGATCTGGTAACACTATGATAGTAACATTTAAATTGCCTCGTGATAAATGAGGCATGCTGTCGTCACCTAGACCATTATATCGTATTGTATCGCCGTGCATCATTCCGGCAGGAACATCGATTACTACGGTTTGAGTCCGGCCACTTGGTAGTTTATAGTTTGCTTCTAGTTGTTTACCTAAAAAACTATCTAAAAGGGTAACTTGACATTGAATATTTAAATCTCTATTTCGGCGAGCACCTGCTCCTCGCATTTGAGAAAAGATATCACCGAATGGATGACCTTGCGGAAACATATTGCCAAACGGATCAAATCCACCGCCTGTGTTAAAATGGAATTGAGGTCCCCCGCCATGACGGCGTTGTTGATCATATTCTGCACGTTTTTGATCATTGCTTAGATTTTCATAAGCAACACTAATGTCTTTAAATTTGGCTTGATCACCACCTTTGTCCGGATGATGTTTATTAGCCAAACTTCTATAGGCTCGTTTAATTTCTTCCGGGCTAGCATTTTCGCTAACACCTAGGGTTTGGTAATAATCAGTCATAGTCGTAAAAAAGGCTCCAGTAATAGTATTAATTATACTATCTTAACTAGAGCCTGTCAAGAGTTTGATTATTTCTTTTTGGTCGGAGTATCTGGTTTAGTGCCTTCTACTTTTTCACCATCGAATTTTTTATGTTTCTTAACTTCTTTTTTAGCTGGTGCTTCTTTTTTAGCTGGTGCTTTTTTACTGCCATCTGGGTTAGGAGGTAAAGTTGCAAAAGCTGAACTTGCTAATATTGACGCAAATAAAAATGCTAATAGTTTTTTCATATATTATCCTTAACTTACAATGATTAATGCGAATGCGGATTGACCGCCGTCCATTGCATGATTTCCAAGGTGTGTGTCTGAAAAAGTCCAAGTATAACGTCCAGCTGTTGGAAACGTAACTTTAGTAACACTAGGAACTGAAATGTCACCTGTTGGTGCATTTTCTCCTTTAATCTTACCAGTAGTAGCTGGCCCATCTAAATGAAATTCTGAACTTTCACCGGCTTTAATCATCGGTGGATTCCAATATGCGTTTGTTAATGACATTCTTAATTATCTCCTTACAGCACAGGCTGATCGTCTTGAGGGACTACTTTTTGCCCTTTTGCATTTACTGTTGGAGTATTTATGCCTGTTGATGGGGCTGTTGAAGTTGTCCCGAACGCAGGTGCTGGAGGTGTGCTTCCAAACCCGCCTCCGCCGAAGCCACCGCCTGTCGACGCTGGTGTCGGGGCTCCAAAGCCACTTGTTGGTGCTCCGAATCCTGTTGCAGATGCGCCAAATGCTGGAGCTCCGCCTGCTTGTGAATTGAATCCATTTGATGTTCCTCCAAAACCTGTTGATGCACCGCCGAATCCTCCAGTGCTCATACTATTACCACCTAGTGGCATACTACCGCTACCAAACCCGCCAGCTACGTTGCCTGACATATTTTGATTATTAGTAATAGTTTGACTTGTAGCAGTTGGATTTGCGGCTGTGCCTGCTAATTTTTCTTGTGTGCGCCCAAATGCGCTAATACCTAATACTGCGCCCATGGCAATGTGAAATAGTCCTGCACCTTGTAAGGTCAGAGGATTCCATTGTGTAATTGGCATGTGCATCATTGCTTGTAGTAATGACCAACATACTGGAAATACTGCCATGTCTAGTAAACAGATTAGCATATACATCCACCCCATTGCTGGACGCCATAGTTTTTGCATCCACTCTGTGCTTGCTTCTTTCTTTTCTGACATTTGTCACTCCTGCAATTATATACTGTTATTTATCCAAATTTAGCGTCCAATATAGACCTGTGTTTCTGCCTCAGCTCGACGCTGTTTTTCAGTTTTAGGAAATAACCCATCACCGTATTGCGGATATTTTTGTTGTCGGTCCCAAGCCACCCACATCATCATGAACCAAAAAGCAAATAATATAACCACTATCATGAATCCCCATATGGCTTCGTCTCTTAATTGTTTCATACGGGCCGCCCGTCTTTTAGCTACTATATCGTCGGCACGCATTTTTTTAGTAAGAAGGACTTTTTGTTGCTCCCCCATTTCTTTCATCATTTCGCTAACATCAGTCCACAATGCGCCTAATTCTGGAGGAGCTTGATAAACCATCATTTCGCGCAATTCAATTTTCATCTGTTCTAGTTGTTTTTTCATGATAACAAGTTGTAAAGCACGTCTTCCTAAACTAGCATCTCCTTCATATATTTCTTCACGAGCCTTTCTTTCTTCCTCTTCAATAACTGCCATACATTTGTTCATGTTATCAAAGAAGTCGCCGAGATAGTTAGCCAGTTCTTGATAAATGCCAGCAGTTTCACCTTGCTGTTTGTTTAACTCAATTACACGATTTTTCTCTTCAATATACGCATTTTTTTGTGCTACAGTAGCAGGTTTATCTTTGTGGAGATTGTGGAATTGATCGTCTAGATCTTTGAGGACACCTTTTACATCACCGGCGGCGCCCTTGATATCTTTATAAAGTTGACACCCTTTCTTTACCGCTGAAACAGCGGCATTGGCCATGGCAAATAGGGTGATTGGATCCATGATGTCGCTCCATGATCCTGTTAACTACCAGAGGTAGTTAAAAGAAAAGAAATAAACCGTTAAGGCTTAGTAATAACCCAAGACCGGCTACGACAAAACTACTCCAAAATAACGGCATACTAACTGCAAGGATACTTGCTGATAGAATAACAATGCTTAGTTGATATGCTGTGCTTGCATAACCGATCCAAGGACTGCTTTTCTTAGCTTCATCTCTATCAGCTTCCATTTTCTTGGCTTTAGCTAATAATGCTTTTTTGCCTTCTGGACCATTTTCATAGTCGTCAATCTTTTTCTTCATTTCTTCGGCACGGGCTTTGTCGCCATTGTGCTGTGCTTCATAAAGATTTTGTTCTGCTAGTGTTTGCTTTAGACTTTTTGCTTGATAAAAAGCATAAGTGTCATTTGCGGCAATAGTATTGTTTAAT